TAACTGCCGAAACATTTACGATAACCTATCCAGGTGATGATAGTGTTACTTTTAATTTAAAGTCAAAACAGTTTTCATTGTCTGATAACTCTCTTGTTTTAAGTCCATTAGCATCAACTTCCGTAAGTATGAGTTTTGATGTTCAGGACTCAACTAGATACTTGGTTTTTATTGTATACACTGATTCAAATGGTGATCTGGTAAATGGGTCTATAGGGTTCACTTCTGATGGGTCTGCAACCTCCCAGGAAATAGGTGATTCATTTGTAAGTGGGGCGGCAGCAACATCTTCTTTAACTGGAGTCACTGCTACTTATGATGATACCACGGGTCTTGTCACATTTTCTGGGTCTAGCTTTGGTATTTGCGTTGTCAATATTTCAGGAACAACAAATCAAAACATACAGAGTGTTACACCTGGTCTTATACAAGACGGTAAGTACGCTTTTTCTTGGAGCCTGACAGATTTAGAGCCTATTACAGGTAGCGTCACATACAACGCATCTTCAGAATCCTACTTCCTTTGCAATGTAGAGTGCTGTGTAAGGGGTAAGATGTCTACCATTGATGTAGACTGTGACTGTACGGGAGACAAGGCAACAGACGCTGCTATAGAGTCCATGCTTATGTTGCAAGGAATAAAGGCTGCTGCTGCTTGCGGAAAAGACGCAAAGGCAGATAAACTGCTTGTAGGATTACAGGCTATATGTAATAATGATTGTAAAAGCTGTTAAAAATGAGTTGTAATTCTTGTTCAAATATAACACTGCCTGGGGTTGTAGGACCTGCTGGTGCTGCTGGTGCTGCTGGTGCTGCTGGTGCTGCTGGAACTAACGGGACTAATGGGACTAACGGGACTAACGGGACTAACGGAATTGACGGTGTTTCTGTCCTTTACATGGACACAACTGGACCTAACACAGCGTCAAATAATGCAACGTCTCTTGGTACAAGTACACCAAAAACATCTCAAATAGACGGAGGAACAATAGGAACCGTTGGTGACTTTATAAAGGTTAAGGGAGAAGTTATAGCTGACAATACTGATGCGTATTATTCAACTGTAAAAGTTAAGTTCGGAGGATTTGATATGCTTGTTTGGTATGCTGGGCAAGCAAATGGTAACGCTCTTAGTTTTGAAGTAGACCTTGTTGTTTCTGCTATAAATGAAATAACACCTCACATTTCAGCATCTAATTACAATCAGGGAGATAGATTACTTCAAAATTTTTATGAACCATCGTATGAGATTGGAGGGGTTAATAGAGCTTTAACATCTGCTATTACTTTAAGTTCAAATCAAAACATAGAGATTGAGATTACTTCTGACGGAGTAAATACCACTACGCTTACATATTATGAGGTTACTAAATACTTGAAATCATAAAGATGTCTAAAAATAAATTTTCAATTCACGTAACGGTATCATCTTCAGGTACTTACAATGTAGATGTATCCCCTAATACATTTCCTTCGGCAACACCGCCAATACCAAGACTATCTTACGTTTTTAGTGGGGCTGCTACAGCTCCTTATACAATTGTACCTACAGGATCGCCATCTAAAGATACGTTTGTAGAAATTGTATGGAACGCAAACCTAAGTATTGGGGCTTCTGCCTTGCAGATTTTTGGCGTTAGCGTTCCTGATGAACTAATAGCTTCAAAATTTATAGCAGAGTGTCTGTACGATGGGGCTGCTTGGATTGTGACCATAAGACCTTCTTTTGATGAGTTGGGGATTATCGGGTCACACAGACTTGCATCCGACTCAGTAACGACTGCTAGTATTGCTGACGATGCTGTTACACTTGATAAAATGCAAGGTCAGACTGATGGCAAGATACTTATAGGTGACACAGCCGCAGGAATGACAGCCAACTTAATAAGCGGAGATGCTACCATGATTAAAGGTGGGGTATTGACAATTGCAAATGATGCAATTACTACAACTAAGATTGCAGACGATGCAGTTACTTCCGCTAAGTTAGACGATGACTCAAACAGAACTCAGGTTGTAATACCAACATCCTTTGAAACTGCTGGTGAGATTGGAGTGTTGGAGTATAAGATATGCTTCCCTTGTACTATTGAGGCTATCCACGGCACAGTAACAAAGCCGTTTACATCAACAGGAACTCATATATTCAAGGATGACACAGGAACTGTTCTTACGGGATCTCAAATTGATATGTCTAACGCTCTTACTCTTGGTAATATAGTTTCAACAACACCTACCGCTAACAATACATTTGTAGCTGGAGATGTAATTAAAATTGAGACATCTGTTTCTGGAGCTGTAGGTGGCAGGTCTACAATCGTACTATGTATGCTTAAATAATAATGGCTTACGATATACAAAATAAGACCTTAGAGCTTCTTATCCACGACAAGGTGGGTAAGAATATTAACTATTACCCTAAGTCAGAACTGTCTGTGTCTGCGAGTAATGGAAGAATTATCATTACCCAAACTATAGGTGAATCACTAAACACGATATTTAATCAGGAGGCATCTATGATAGATCAGCCTTCTACCAACTCAATATACGACCTTGTAACAACAATTAAGCATTACATAGGAACAGCATCACCAGATGGATTCTCAGGTGGTTGGGCAGACTATGCGGATGTTACTACGACAGGATCACCGATAGCTGTAAGTGCTGTTCCTGCCGTCCTTACAAATGACGGTTTAGGGGTAGACACAAACACTGCATACCTACCTATAGGAGGAAACGGTATAACTCAACTTTGGGACACATCTTCCAACGGGTTTGACTTTAGCGACCTTAATGTAGGTGACATGGTTGATATCAGGATGGATATCAGTGTGATTATTGCCTCAACGAACACAGTAGTTGACGTTAATCTTGTAATGGGTAGCGGTGGCTCCGTTGTAGTCCCTTTTATCTCTGACCAAAACTACAAGGCAACGGGAACATTTGAAGTTATCCGATACATGGGTGTCTACATCGGTAGCGAAGATGTAAGAGATACTTTGGCTCAGTTAAAAATTGAGGCAGACAAAGCCTGTACGTGTAAGGTACACGGGTGGTACATTAAAGCAATAAGACGAGGATGATATTTAATCAATCCAATATAACGAACAGAACAGTATTGGCGAGGTGTTGCTTCGCTGATATGGTTATTGATATGATGGAGGCTCGTACTATCGGAGATACCGACACATACGAGTGTAAGAAGAGAAAGGCAATGTTCCTGAACTATGCTATCGGAGAGATGTGTACATACATTGACGAGGGCGTATTCACGTTGAACCAAGACGAGGAGACAGAAGTTTCTTGCTTTAAAGACTCTGTAGCTAAAAAGTTCCTCGGACAGATGGACGCTTTGTGTGGATGTCCGTGTGGATGTTCAGACGCAAAAATATTAGACGATAATTTACCTAAATATATATAATGGATTATTTTGAAAAAGGAAGTCCCGTAAGGCAGCACGTAACGCAGGAGGTACATAATGATGTAAGTTTTTTGCGAAAGGTTCAGGCTAAAAACTTAAATGCCGAAAACTTTTCTACATCAACCCCAACACCAGAATTTCGTTCAGTAGATGTAGGATCACTTTTTAATGCAATAACAGCATCCCCGTTTGCTGCTGCTGATTGGAAGGCAACATTTACTGGTGTTATAGCTACTCCAGGAACTACGATTAATGGTGTATATCAATCTAATGGGGATTTCTCAACCGAAGTATCAAATTTTAAGGGCGTAGGAATCATAGATGATGGTAGTGGAGATTTAATATCTATATTGGGGTCAGAGAGCTTTAGACCTACAGACGGTACTGTATTAAATGGAATTGAAATAAGCAATTCACTTATACGGTATAATTTAGACAATATCCAGTGGACATACAAGTACGAGGAAAACCCAACAGCAACAGGCTCAAGCCCTAAGTACTTGCATGACTTTAGACTTACTATTGATTCTACGCAGATCCTTGGATATGTAGTTATAGGTGCTGATGACTCTGTTATAGCGAATAACTTTATAATCGATTCACCATCATCTTAGTAATAACGACTTAAAACAAAACGATATGTTAGATAAAATAAAAGAAGTAGCAAAGAAAGTAAAGCAGGCAAAATTTAAGTCTGTAACTGAGGGTATCACAATGTCAGATGCTTTAAAGGAAATTTTTAAAGAAAATTAAAATGTCAAAATTATCACCAGGAGAAGTAGAAAGCCTATCAAAGCTAAGAAAGATTGTAGGTAACGGATGTAAATTACTACCAGTTGGGGCTCATAGTAACCTTGGCGGTTATTCATTTATAGCACAAGAAGATACCACAATTTCAGCTTTTTCTGTAGATGGAGTTGATTCTCGAACTGCTTATGGTTTGGATAACGGATTGAAAGCAGGGGCTTACATTGTGGTTCCAGAAGGAAGCGTAATTACAGCCTTAACAATCGATACGGCAGGAAGCGTAATCATCTACAATCTGTAAGTAATGCCTGGCATACACAATGGCATAGGAACTACATTTAGGATTGCCGCCTTTGGTGGAGGAGGTACACCTCCAAACCCCAACTTCGTTTCAACTTGGGACACTACACAGGCAGGCTCTGCAAGTGATACTATTGTCCTACCTATGATAGCAGGACCTACAGTTGATTGGGGAGATGGAAATACAGATACATCAAACACGCATACCTACGCTTCGGGCGGAACTTATACGGTTACGATTGAAGGTACAGTTAACACGTTCCGATTTAACAATGGTGGTGATAAAAGGAAAATAGTTGACGTAAGCAATTGGGGAGGATTTGATATTTCAAATGATAGGATATTTCAAGGATGTAGTAATTTAGACATATCGGCAACAGATTATCCAATAATTAGCGGTACAAATTTACAATATACATTTAGTGGTTGTTCATCATTAACAACTCCAGACTTTAGTTCTTGGGATGTGAGTAGTGTGACTAATATGAGCTATATGTTCTATTTAGCCACCTCCTTTAACCAAAACATTGGCGCTTGGAATGTGAGTAATGTGACTAATATGTCTCTTATGTTCCGAGATGCCACCTCCTTTGACCAAGACATTGGCAGTTGGGATGTGAGTAGTGTGACTAATATGGTCGCTATGTTCCGAGGTGCCACCTCCTTTGACCAAAACATTGGTGCTTGGGATGTGAGTAGTGTGACTAATATGAACGCTATGTTCCGAGGTGCCACCTCCTTTGACCAAAACATTGGCGCTTGGAATGTGAGTAATGTGACTAGTATGAGCGAAATGTTCTATGGTGCCACCTCCTTTAACCAAAACCTTGACGCTTGGAATGTGAGTAGTGTGACTAATATGAATTATATGTTCCGAGATGCCACCTCCTTTGACCAAAACCTTGACGCTTGGAATGTGAGTAGTGTGACTACTATGAATTATATGTTCGGTTTTGCCTCCTCCTTTAACCAAAACATTGGCAGTTGGGATGTGAGTAGTGTGACTACTATGAACGCTATGTTCTATAATACACCCTTTGACCAAAACATTGGCAGTTGGGATGTGAGTAGTGTGACTAATATGAGCGGTATGTTCCGAGGTGCCACCTCCTTTGACCAAAACATTGGTAGTTGGGATATTAACCAAGTAAGCAACTTTGGCAACTTTATGCTAAGTGCTACTGGTCTATCAACTGCTAACTACGATGCGTTACTTATTGCTTGGGATGCACAAGGTGCAATGTCTTATTCGGGAACAGTCAATTTCGGTGGTTCACAATATACAAGTGGTGGAGCAGCAGAAACAGCAAGAACAAGCCTTATTTCTAAATGGGGCGGTATAATAGATGGTGGTGGAGTTTAAAAAATAAAACAAGATGAACGAGATAAAATACCCTGAAGTTAGAACATACTATGTATGCTTCGATGACGAGCGAACAGAAGTCAAATCATACGGTTGGGTTGACCCTAACCAAGTGTTTGAAACGATTTGGATTTTTGACGAATTTACTGACGAAGAGCAATGGGTTGCTGAGTTATTAGTTTGGGGCATTGTACCCGAAATTAACGAAGAAGGTAATCTAGTGTTATGAGCCTACTAAGAGACACAAATAACAATCTAAGCAGCAAGAGGGTGGCAGGGTATGTTGTCCTCGCAGTTGTACTATTTGCGTTTGTAGGTGACTTATTTGAGAAGCTTGAAATAAACGAGAGCGTGGCTAACACGTTAATTGTATCTGCTGCTGCTCTATTAGGTATTGGCACATTTGAAAGGAAGAACTAATGCCTCAAAGTAAAGTTGAAATATTGTCGAACACAGTTGATACATTTGGAGTTATCCTTTCATTTGTCTGGATAGCAAAGTTTAAAGAGTCCTTGAGTTTGTATATCTTAATTGCGACAGCTATATCTTTAACAATTACTGTTGGTATTAAAATTTACAACCTATTTAATTCAAACGAGGAGAATAAAAAAGTTTAGTTGGAGAAAAAAAAGTGGTGTGAAATTAGTCCTATTGAGTGCGATAAGAGATGTTTGAAGACAGGAACGTGTTCAATTAAAGGTAAGACACCTAAAAAGAAAGATAGAGATGAGCTGGAAAGACTACCCTAACTTTAGCAAAGAAGAGTTTGACTGTAAGCACTCAGGAAAGAACGAGATGAAGCCTGAGTTCATGGCTATGCTACAGAGCCTTAGAACTAAGTACGGTAAGCCTATGCGTATTACATCTGGCTACAGACACGAATCACACCCTATAGAGGCTAAGAAGTCTCGTCCAGGCGCACACGCTACAGGGCAAGCGGCTGATGTAGGTGTAGATAGAGGCGATGCTTACGATGTCTTGAAAATCGCATTTGAGATTGGATTTACGGGTGTTGGAATACAGCAGAAAGGAGGCGGCAGATTCATACACTTGGATAACATTGAGCCTGACAATAAAGACTTCCTCAGACCAACTGTTTGGAGTTACTGATGAAAAAATTTGAATTTAGAGTTTTATCTATCACAATACTAGGGCTATGTCTGCTTGTGATAGCAATGGGTATGAGAATAGAATCACTACAAGATGAATTGGATACTAAACAACGACATAGTAAAACATCTACTGAAGACGTACCTACCGTATCTGATAGCCTTTCTGATGGGAGTTATTGTTGCATGGAAAGGTTGCGGTGATACAAGCGGAAAGCCCGTTACCACTATCATAGAAAAACCAGTCCCGACCATTGAATATGTTGACAGATGGCGAACAGACACCGTTAGGTTTGTATCTAAGGAGTTTGTTACCGTAAAAGATACAATCACCTCGGAGATAATAGTTAATCGCTTAGACACGTTGTTTTTAGTAGACACCGTTAGCATCGTTGAGGCTTGGCTAACAGAGATAGCTAAGTACGATACGACTATAGACCAAAAAAACGCCAGCATTCAATTAAATTGGCAGAACTACCAAAACAGGTCTGAGAACTTAAAGGTCACCTACACTCCAAAGAAAGTGGTAGGTGCAAAATTTGCACTAGGCATACACGCAAACGCTGGTCTTATATCAAACTTTAAGTCACGCTATATTCCGCTTATGGGTGTCGGTCTACAAGGTACTGTCAAGAAGGGATACTACGGTATTGACTATGGGTTTAATGGTGACCACTACATTGGGTTAAGGTTCGGCAGGAACATTATCTCAAGATAGTTCGTATCTTTGATGCATGAGAGCATCTACATTTATCTGCACGAACATCGAAGAAATTGAAATGGCAAAGGAAGAGAATGAGAAGCTTAACCTTCCATCTCCACCGCCACTTCCAAAACCAAATTACGAAGAATCAGTGGGTTGGTTTCATATAGAGGATGTGACAAGAGCTTACACTAGAAACATCAACAACAAAGCAGTAGCATCTCTTGTGTTCTCAGATGGATCCTACATGGATGTTAAGATGACATCTGAAATGGAGGATATGCTAGATATTCTCTTTAGAAATACCCTTTAGTCTGTCTACAGCACGTAGGTCTTTACTTACCATTCTTCCTGGGTCTATCTCAAAATACTTAGAGAAGAATGTAATCTCTATAAGCGTAGGGTAAATTGCGTGTACCTCCCCCCATTTGTATAGCCTTCTTATTTGGAATTTAAGACCCATCTCATTCAGCCATTTAACCATCTCGGTTATTTTTACTCCCTTCTTCTCGCACATATATATGATGTTGTCCTTGAACTGCCCTGCAAGCTCCTCAGACTGATCGAAAGCCTCCCTCGTCCAAAGTTGATTACGAGATTGCATCTTCTCGTACACCTCGTCTGTAATTGTAAGTTTAAATTTTCTTTTGTAAGCCATGCTCAAATATACAAAGAAGCCCCATCATTACGACAGGGCTTCTTAACTAACTGATAATCAGATACTTAGAAAGGCAAATCATCTTCTCCGCCTGCCGCTACTGCCTCTGGCTGAGTTGACCTCTTCTCCGTTCCACCAAGCATAGTCATATTGAATGCCTTTACTTCGGTATTGTATCTGTCGTTTCCTTCTTTATCTTGCCACTTACGTGTGGTAATACTTCCCTCAATATATAACTTGTCTCCCTTATTGACATACTTCTCAACGATGTCTACAAGTTTTCCGTAGATAACGATGTTGTGCCATTCGGTCTTCTCCTGACGGTCACCGTTTTTATCCTTGTACCTTTCAGACGTTGCCATAACCATGTTGGCTACCTTGCCGTTTGTTAATTGCTTAACCTCTGGGTCTTTACCTACGTTTCCGATTAGGATTACTTTGTTTACTGAACTCATTTTACTTGGATTTATTTAATTGTTTTTCTTATGATATTTTCCGTAGCCTTGTCGATGTCGTACATCTCAAGTGCTTTTTCTATTGACCCTTTAGGCGAGTCAATCCATTTAAGTAGTTTATTGTACTCAGAAGTACCTGCCATTACCTTTTTCTTTGCTCCTGCCTTCTTCTCTACGGTAGTTGTCTTCCTTGGTTTTGCAGTAGAGTGATTGTTTGTTACGTCAGGGTCTTTGTTATCGTCAATCAACAGAAGTCCATTCAATGCATACTTACGAGCATACGATGAAGACGCTCCGAAGCATTGCCCCAGGCTCATTCCTTTTTGGTTAACATCTATCCCTGCGTAACCATATGAGGACGCTATTAAAACACGCTCTTTTGTTTTGGGGTCTATAGTAAAAATAGATGCGTTTGCCTCTGTGTATGGAATCCCACATAGTTCTCTAACGCTATCGGTTAGATTTAAGCAAAGACCATGCTTGTCAAGTAGTGGCTTTACAGCCTCAAGAATTTGTTCTACAGTTCTATATTTATACCCTCCAAACTTATTAAGCTCGGTCTTAGGAACATTGAGTTCGTTCTGTAGTTTTATTAGTTTTTCCATTGCGCTAAAGTATAATTATTAGATGATATATCCTATTTCTCTGTCTATTTTTTCTAACTCTACACCTATAGTGAACTCGTCTGGCTTGTTGATTCTTACGTCCAACATTTTAGTTTTATTGTTGGCACGTTGGTAGTATCTCATGTAGCCATTTGCTGGGAACTCAATCTTCTCAACAGACTCCTTTCTGAACTCGTTCTTTATCTTATTCTCAAGTTCACGCTTCTCTTTCTCAAGTTGCTTAATCATCGACTTAACTGTCTGAAGGTGCTTGCACTGCATTAACAGGTCTTCATCTCCCTGCATTATCTCTTGCTCCACCTCGTGAGTCTCCGATATAAACGCTGAGTAGTGTTCGTTGTCGTTAGGTTCAGGCTCAAGGTGTTGGATAACTCCCATCCAGTCATCGTACTTGTCGTAGTCTCCGTCTTCTTTAGCTTGCTCTGCTTGAATAAACGCCTGTCTTCCTTGTATAACTCTCTTCCAAAAATCGTAGGTGCTTTCGGTTATCATCTCAATGATTTCCTCGTTACGTTCTATTGGAAATACCTTAAAGCCTCTTCCGTCAATCAGTATAGCAATCTCAGCGTAGTCACACTCCATTATCAACATCTGCTGATGAACCTGTATTATGTACATATCAGGAACGCCATCGTACTTCTTGTAGACAAAACCATTCATTGTCTTTATCTCCAGTGGACAAGGTTTACTTGTCAACTCATCAGACAATGTTCCGTCCTCGTTTAGCTTGCGTGAACCCTTCTCAATAACCCTGTCCAAGTTGCAATAAAGGTGTGGGTACTTAGGGTTCTGTACGAATCCCACAAGATGGTCAGCCTGGCGTATAATATTCCCACTTTCAAACTGCTCCATATAGCCTTCCTCAGTGCCATCGTAATACTTCCAAAGGTTAGCAACGTACTCCTCTTGGTATATACCGTGAAATGCAGGTGCAGACATAAAACTCTCTGACTCCATTGTCCCCACCTTCTCGTGGTAAAGCTGCATCGGTGTAGGTTTATAGGGGCTTATACCGCAGACTATTGCGGCAGACGATGCTCCTAGTCCGTTCTTCCTGTACTCGAACCACTCAGGGGTTCTGTCTTTAATTTCTGTTACCCATTCGTATTTCATCCTTCTTTCTTTTTAGAATTATGTATATGTAGTTGCTCCCTTATTAGTTGCATATACTTCTCGTAGTCCTGTTGATACTTGATCAACCTATCTATTACCCTTTCTTTTTTCTTCATATTGCTAATTTAGTTATTCAGAACATAACCTATGTATAGCTAGGCGTTGTAGGCAATTAGTTTGCTAATGCTCTGTTGATAATTTTCCACAATTCAAACATTCTTTTTGCATTGAAAGGTTGTTTGCATAATAAGAATCGCAAACTAACTGTTCGCTTCGCCCTACAACATCAGCTATATCAACTTTTGCAACTAAACTTTCGCTGTAAACTTTGGCATAGTCAAGCATTAAATCAGTTAGCATATAATTTTTGTCGCTGAACGTAAGAACTCTAATAGTCCTATCCTTAATATTTATTCCTTTCAAAAAATCTTCTGGTGTATTCATTTTCGTTGTTTTAATCCGTTAAAATTTCTGTGCATAGCCGTAGCCGTTGTGCGTAATACTAATAAAGTGCTTTATACATTTTTGCAGTTAATTCCCTAGCTTTTCTCAGTGTTCTAAAGTCAAGTGAATATCCGTGAGCATCTAATAATAAATCGTGTAAGGCTTCAATGGTTGCAATATCGCTATCTACTATATTTACATCCGCACTACGCACAACACCTCCTATATGTAATGCCTTATTTTCCTCTTGGTTGTTCAGTTCTTTACTCATAATTTTATCTTTATTTATTAGTGCAGTAATTTATCAAGGTCGGCACTACACATAGCCAAACCGTTAGCTAAAATGGAACATCCAAATTATCGTCATCATTATATGGAAGCCTTGCGTTAATCATAGCCCTACTGTTAGGTACTGTGTATGCATTTTCATCCCTCTCTAAGGGGTTAATCCCATCGTCATAGAATCGACCTTTCATCACATCGTATGTGAGCATAGCCTCGCCAGTAGTCCCGTTCAGCTCCTTTTTCTTAATCTTCTGAGAAATAAATAAAGACGTAGAGTCTTGCGGTTGTGAGTTGTAGAATGGTCTGTGAAACATTATTATGTTATCAGCCTTATTGTTCCACATTGCCCCACCTGCAAAATCATACACCCTTGGGGTTTTGTAGTCACCTGTACGCTCATCCTTCTGTATGGAGCTGTTTGGGTGTGCTACAATCACCATGTAGACGTTATTCTCCAAAGCAAACTTCTTCTGTACTCGGAAGAAGTCCTCAAGATACTGATCGTCACGCATTCTTGTACTTCGGTCACGGTATATCGCATTAAACGGGTCAATCATACACCCATCGATGTTGTGCTTAATCATTGTCTCCACGAACTTTCTGTTTATGTAGTCCTGACTTGGCATCTCCTTCTCAGGGTAGATGAAAAAGAACTTGTCGTTAATCTTCTCAGCCGCCTTACGATATTCTTCCTCAGACATTTGGTTCTGATGATGTTTGTACGGTGACTTTCCTACCATAGCGTGAATCAATTGGTTGTAAAAGAACTTAGGTGGATACTGTTCGGGAGAGAATATCGCCCACTTATACCCGTCCATCAAAGATTTCATAAGCATTAGCTGTAACATCATCGTAGACTTACCGAAGTTACCAATGCCACCTACAATTGTTATCTCACCACGCATCCACCTGAACCTTTCGTCAATACCTGGAAAGTGCGTTGTCTCACCCTTCTGATTTCCAGAGTGAAAGTCCTTGAGCATATCGTCAAATATGTCGTTAAGGTATATCACATCCTCAAGCGGTCCATCTAATGATTCAAGCTTCTCTTCTATGCTCTCCCTTGTTACGCTATGTATGAGCCTATCGTCATCAGTAAACTCGGCAGTATTAAAGTCTGAGATGTAGTTTCTGTAGACAGAGTTTAAAATAACATCTAACTCCTTCACAGTAAACGAACCTCCGCAGAAATCGCCAATCATAGAGTCACGTACTTCGTCTTTGGTAAGACCGAACCTCAGACATCCACAGGTAAGTTTGAATACGAAATTGTTTCGGTTACCTTCAAAGAAACCCTCGCCCTTGTTAATCATCCACTTCTTTAGCTTCTCGTAGACGGTGTTGTTTGTCGTTACCTTGATGGGCATAGCCTCGTACACCTTCTCAACAAACCTATCATACACATCCCACTTCCTTGCAACGTAAATCTTAGGGTCGTAAGACTCAAAGCATATCCTACTAAGGTTTCTTCCTGACGGATCAAGGTCTTTAAAGTCCTCAAGAAGCGCATCGAAATGTTCTAAGTGTCTCTCAGGCTCTGAAACTTGAACTAAAGCCTTAACTCCATTACCGCTTGGAGACACCCAGCAAGACACTACATATTTACTCCTCTTTAGTTCGGCTATCTTGTCAGCGATATTACAGTGGTCAAAGTCCAAGCATATCAATCCCGTGTATGAGATTATGTTGTTGTCGTTACGTGACTTGAAGACTCCTGAAAACAATGGCGATGGAAGACTCTTCTTAACACTATCACGTTCTTCTCCGCTACCAAGTCTCCTTATTTGCTCAACCTTCCCTCTGCTCTTACCTTGCTTGATTCGTTTTAGAGCTTGACCTACAGTAATCACATGAGAAGAGTCTACATCGAACAGACTCTCGTATATGCTTATCTCTCTTTCAAACAGTTCTGTCATCTTTTTCTACCTTCTAAGTAAATTGTTGGAATTATCTTGTAGCTGTCATAATCTCTAAAGTAAAAAATACGCTCAACAGTCCAAGACAGATTACGATTGTCTATTGATTCGGGTACATTTTGGATACCTACAATTGATTCTAATCCAATATTATCTCCCTTGTTGGGTAACACTGGTATATCCCAATACGTTTCGATTGGATTATCCTCATAACGTATATTATCTTCTTCGGAAATATGTTCACTACTCAAGTGTATATGTACTTTCATTTACTTGCTCTGTATTTCCAACCTTCACCAGCACTTTTGTATGATGGGTTAATATTTATAATCTTCCTGACATAATCATCGCCCTCCGACTTAGCCTCTTTCTCAGACAGACTTACGGGGTTAGTACTACGAACAATATCATAAGCCTCAGACATATCAATATATCTCCACCCTGGCTCTAAGACAGGAACATTGACATCACGCTTCTCAGCATCCCTGAACCATACATGAGTTAGCTTACCCTTCCAATCCTTAACGGTGTTGCCGTTCTTATCCCTCCATAACCTTGCATTTGATGGTGTACGGTCTTGGTAATAATCATAGAACTTTTCGGCAATAGATTGGTCGTAACCCCTACCGACAACATAAGATATAACTTCTTCAAGTGTAGGTATCCCTTTTTCCTTTTTCTCTTTTTTATCTTTTTCCCTTTTCTTATTGTCTCCCTCTCGTGTAACCTCTTGTGTCTGTTCTTGCGTACTCCCTTGTGTGTTCTCTTGCGTTTCCAATCCGTAGCTTATCGGCTCGTAACTATCGTAGTTACAGACAGTTAGGAGTGTGGTTGATTGTTTCCCTTTGCCTATAGTTTGCTTAGTTACCAATCCATCCAACTCAAGCATCTGAAAGAACTTAGTAACTGACTTTGTTCCTGTCTTAAAAATGTTCGCCCAAGTTCTAATACTGTTAGAGGACTGACCCTTATTAACACGGTAGACTTTGTATCCCAAAGACATCTTACTGTCTGCGTAGTTGACCTCCATAAGCAGCGTAAGCCACCACTTTAGTTTCTTCTCATCAGACCATAGCCAGTGTTCGGCTATAGTCCTATCTATCTTAATCCAACCCATTGCTGTCTTCTTCTCCTCCGCCTAAGAGGTTGTTAATTTCGTTCTTCATCTCTATCTCTCTGATTAACCTAGAGCAGTTGACAACCGAGCCTAACGCATCGATTAAATCTATCGAAGCTTGACGTATATCTTCATCGTCAAAGTCTTCTGTTCCCGTAGACATAATTGCGGTTGATAGCGCAAGGAATATACCCTGGAGAGGTGTCCCCTCTGCGTGTTCACTACTTCCAATTTGAAACATAGTATTAACTACCAATGTTAGCTTTTCGTTTAATTCTCTTTCTTCCATTTTAATTTACTTTAATCATTATATATATTAGTATTACTGTTGTTAGGTTCATCATAAACCACATCGGAAAGGTGTACTTCTTAACACTTAGCGTGTTACGCCTGTCCTTACGTCTGATTTGATATCTTTTCATTTTCTTGTCTTTGGTTTAAACTTCAGGAATCCGTTTGCCAAAAACAATTAGGCAGTATCGATTCCAATATTCAGTTCTTATCTTATTCATTCTAATAAGTTTAGCGTCTTTTCCGTGGTGTAAAGCCCTTGCTCCACACCTTCCACGCCATGATTTATACTTCTTCCAAATAACATCTAAGTATTCTCTATCTTGCATTGAATATAAAGTCTGATTTGTCTACTACCTTAACAGAATCCCGTTCAACCTGAAACATTGTCTGACTTACAACATCATCTGCTGGCATCCAATTAACATCAACATATAAGTACTCTTCTTTGGAAGTTGGACGTATAACTGCGCCTTCAATATATTCGCCTTCAAATGTTTTTGCGGAAACCCAATCTCCGTCTTTTAAATTATGATTCATCTTATTTATTTTCTAAATAATTCCAACACAAATCTTCAAGGTCGTAGCCTAACTCCTCAAGTAAGTCAGTAACCTCAATTTCAAAATCTTCGTGTTTGAGCGTTTTCGAGTTAAACTTTTGAGTCTTCCAATACACACCGACATTATCAATACTTGCTGGGCATCCTGGGTCACCGCTACCGTCCGAGTAATATAGTACTGTCGCTTCTTCAGGTTGGTAATCAAATGCGATCATCACTTCTGCTTGTTCTATTTCTGTTTCAAATTCCATATTCATCTTATTTATTTTAGTTTAAAGTAACTCGTTAACATATCTCACAAACATAGGGTCTTTTACATCAATAAAGTCATCAGATTTCCTACTCCAGTAAAGTAGTGTCGTTCTGTCCTTACCGAAGAAATCTTTTGCCGCACTCTCCATACTTGATGTTCTACCATACTTTATCTCAGAAGCCTTGTAAATCGCCATCCTCTTTGTAGTGTTGTCAACTCCACGGAATTTGTTCTGCTTGGCATCGTACTTAATTTGATTGCACATATTCACAATGTCTGCCTTGATAACATCTACCTCTTGTATGTCTATTGGCTCTGGGGTGTATATCTGATTAACCTTATCAATTAGATTTTCAACAGTCCTACTATTAACACCAATCATATCCCTCCACTTAGTAAGTATGTCAATGATTGCATCCTTCTCTTCTTTCTTCATCTGTCTATCTCTATTAGTATTCCTTTGTTAAAAAACATTAAGTCTCCGTGTTCAAACTTATTATCGCCTCGCAAGTTAAGCATTGTCATCGTAAACTCGTATGCGTAATCGTAATCATCCAACTCTAAGACAATCTTATTGCCCAGGCATTTGAATGTTTCAGCGTCAGGGTGTTCTGCCGCTACACGCACTATTAATTTAATCTTTCCTTTTTTCATTATGTCTTTTATGTAAGTAATTCATTAATACAGCCAACATTTGAATGATGACTATTTGAATAATTAAGTAAACTTGAATTTCAATCATTTAAAAGTCTGTAAACTGTCTTGTCATAATACATCTTACCTCTTGATGTTTTGTAACCTGCCTCATTTAGTCTGTGAGCAATAGTGCAGTATCCAATACCTTGCCTACGTAACTCTTGAGCAAATGGTCTTGCAACATTCTTGTTCCTGTTGTTACGAGACTTTTCTTTCAAAGCCATTGTTGCAGGTAAAGTGTTTGGGTTGTCATTTCCTCCCAACTTAGTTATCTTGTTCCCAGCTTTAGATATGTAATGCCCATCACGTTCTATAATCTTCTTGATTGACTGAGCAGCCGCCTTGTTTCTTTCTGATACGATATCAGCCTCATGCTCTGCTACTGCCGCAAAAAGATGTATGGTTAACTTGTTAGCGTGTGGCATATCACAGCACACAAAGTCAACACCTGATTGATACAGATTTGATACGAAGTTTACGTTACGAGACAGTCGGTCTATCTTAGCTATGACGAGGGTAGCGTTTTCATCTTGGCATTTTTGAATTGCCTGTTGTAGTATTGGTCGTTTGCCCTTGCTTGTACCAGACTCAACCTCAGTGAACTCATTAAGTATGATGGTGCTACCAACATATCCTTGAACCATTCTCTTCTGAGCATCAAGACCAAGACCAGAATCACCTTGCTTGCGTGTTGATACTCTGTAGTATGCTATGTATTTTTTCATTAGCAATCTATTTCAACTACAAGTGAATACTGGTAACATAACCAAAAATCTCCAATGGCACGACCTATCTTTTCATAATTCTGCACGTAGAAAATTGTCCTGCCATCATTGTCATCTGTCATTGGTTTTTTACTTATAAAATTATTCATGTCTACAATACCCCTAAAATCCTTTCCAAAATCAATATGATAGAAGTGGTAGTCAATGCATTCTATACTACCAAATGGTCCGAACTCTCTTTGAGCGACAGTTACTTCGTAATCATATATGTCGTTCTTATCTAAAATTGACTCAAAATCATCGGTGTCTTTTTTAGGTATAGCAATATAAGCCGTTACATTAAAATCGTCTTTCATAGTTCCATGTTTTTCATTATGTGAGTAATTACATCTATAGTCCATCCGTTACCTAACATCTTGTAACGCTGAGAGTTAGATACCTTTTGTTTTCCATCTTCCATAACTAATGTGTATCCGTCAGGAACGGTCTGAAGTCTCTCGCACTCAAGTGGTGTGAGCTTGCGCCAAGATAGTTTCTTGTCGTTGTATGCATCGGGGTAACGCCCAGGTTCATTCTTACTCAGAACATTATCCTTATCAACAGTTGTCAATGTTCCTGACTTATCAGAATTGTGTTTTACCTGTAGACACTGAGTCATTGGTACATCCTTGTTATAGTCCTCTCTTACTCCACGTTCATTAAGTCTTCTACCTACAATTGTCGCAGGTCTGAGTTCTTTGTCTTCTTCAAACTTCCCAACCTTAGATGGGTCTATTACAACCCCCATCTCTTGACTTGCCGCAGTAAGACAGTTAGACTTGTCTTTCATTGCCCTACCTCTACGTGTTTTTGACTTAGGGAATGTAAGGTCAAGCCCCTCATCTTCACCTGCTTCAGCATAACCTTTCTTGGTAGCCTCTGGGTGTCGGAGCTTGTCATCTACTTGCTCAAGTGAAATCATTGTTCTTTGCCGTCTTTCTATAGAGTTCCACCAAACTGCGCCAGAGTATCTTGCTGTTAAGCAATGAGACTTACCTTCATTGACCATCCTCTCATCTATATACCCACCCTCTATAACATCCCTAAGAACCACGCCTTTGTCTTCTGGTTGAGACACATTAGGTATGTTCGTCCAATACAACCGCTTACGTGTCTGAGCAGACACTAACGATGAGTTAATCTCAATAGGCTCAACACCCATATACTTGCTGATTATGTCTTGAGACTCTTTCTTCATCTTGACATTTTCAAGTAGGAAGTACTTGGGTTTCAACTCCTTAACGAGCCTGACGTATTCAAAGAACAACTTACTACGTGGATCATCAAAGTTCAGCATCTTACCTGCAAAGGAGAAGCCCTGGCAAGGGCTACCCCCCACCACTAAGTCTATCTTGTGATTGCCGAATGTCTCTTTAGTAACGAACTGAACATCCCCCAATTGTACTGTGTCGGGGAAGTTATGTTGAGTTACTTGCATTGCATACTTATCAATCTCACAAGCAAAGTACTTGTCATAATCGATACCAAGTTTGTTGAGTGCGATTTGTCCACAACTCATACCGTCAAATAGTGATAATACATTCATGTTGTTTTATTTAAAATGGTAGTGAATATTCTTTTGTTACACTGTAATCAACTCCATTGAGTTTGAACCGCATCAAGGTATTGAAATTCAATGTGCGATATTGTTTCTTACTTATGTCGTAGACTGGAAGATAACCACGCTCTAAGGCATTGTACCTTGCACCTGTACCTTTGATTGCGTGTTTGACAACTTTCTTACAAGTCATGTTCCTAAAAGATCCATCTTTCTTAATGAACCTGACGCTAAAAAATCTACCACTATTATAGGATAGAATCTTACCCATTGCTTCTGTTGGTGTTACTGTTGTTTTCATGTTTATTATTTTGCTGTTACTAATATATCTACTTCCACCCACCCTTTTTCAGACCAAGTAGGTTGTGCGTCAACTCCTTCTGACCTTAACTCTTTAGCTAACGTCTTAGCCGCATCCCATAGAGATGGGTCTGGTGTCTCATCATGCTCATCATCGTAGAACATATCGCCTCTTGCTTCATAGCAGTTACATTCCTCGTTCCATTTAAACTCCCAATTGTTTACTCTTCTTGTTGTTTTCATGCTTTCTATTTGTTTCTGTTTGTAAAATCCTCTATTACTCCTCGCAACATTGGCTCTGGTAGGTCATGCAAATTAATCCACATATCACCGATTAGAACTTTTAGCCGTCCACTATGGTCTTCTTTTGTATTTGGAATATCATTATTGTTTATAAACCACTGGTTGAATGTTTCATCTTTTTTCATATCTATTATTTTTTTAGGTTATCAATTAAATCAAGCACCTTGAGTGCTACTACATACAATGCAAGTGTTATCATCTTTTTCATATTGCTTTTAGTTTAACGTAATCGTAAAGTGCGGCTTGGCGAATACCGTCCTTGTAGTCATCTATTAATGTCATGTCGGTGACGGTTGCGGTGTACTCCTTGCCGTAGTAACTAATGGTTACTTTGTAATGTCCGCTTCCGCTAAACCTTACTCTTATTATTCTTTCTGCTTTACTCATCTTTATTTTTGGTTTAATTCAATCCATCTTCTAAATGATATTGCTACATCTCCATCATGCCAATTTTCTTTATCAGCAGCAGCATCTACATCTTCAACAATAAAATCTAAAATATCATCAAAGTTAGATGGAGTATCTATATTGATTCTATCGAATATGTCAATCAACATACTTGTTATTTCTTCTTGTTTACTCATTTTTGTTTATTGATTTTGTGAAGACCAAGCCTTCGGTTAAGTTTTCTTGTTTCTATTGTGTTGAGGTGTTCAGCACAGCACACCCATACATCTACCTGTCCGTACAACTCTTCTGAATAGAGTTCTTTTATGTGTTTGCTGATGTCTTTTAGTGCTGTAATACTTACTGTACTCATGTTTGCAATATTATAATGTTCCTGATTCTAAATTGTCATCTACACGACATAACCCAAAAGGTTCTGCACATAGACCATACTCAAACGTATAGCCTATGGCATTGACCTCATTGAGAAACTGTTCGCATTGATTATATGTAAGACCATCCCTGGCTTCAATCTCCATCCACCTATTAACAATGAACTTCAATTGATTGGGCAAAGTATGATGGTGTTCAAATAAATCTATCATGCATAAACCAATGTTCGTTTATCATTCTCATACTTCTCTATGATGTTAAAGGCAGTAAGGTTCTTCTTATACCCTCCACCAAACATTAGGTGGTGGTCATCTGACTTCTCCATGTGGTTGGTGTAGTAGGTAACCGCATTGAACAGACCCCATAGTGTACCACCCTTCTCAGATGTCTCACGCTCTAACGCCTTCTCAAAGTCTGATATCTGATTCTTCTTACGTGTACTAACGTCAGACTCCTTAGTGTTCATGTCAACCTTGAAGACATTGTGCATGACACGCTCAAGTATTGTCCTATCGATATTTACATCATTAAAACGCTTGAAGGTGTCCATTAGATTGGAGTCCTCGTCCATTGCCTTCTTAAACTCAGCCACCGCTATCGCCAGGCGGTCACTTGCAGTCAATGTATGTCTAAACTTACTAAGGTCTTTCATAGCCTTGTGGAAAGTATTACTACAACTGATTACTGTGTTGGTACTACCAAACCCTATAGAGGATGTGCCATCATGCGAGTTAAGACAAGTGATGTGTCTCTTCAGCGTGTCTGGACCAATAGTTTCATCTTGTAGCGAGAGCTGATAGTATATCTTCTTGCCGCCCCTCATCTCGCCACCTCTGAGGTCACCGCCAAACATATCTTGTATGCCGACCATCGTATCAGCTAACTCAAAGTTTTGCATTGCCTCATATCTATTGCCGACAGAACCAAGCCAACCATTATTGTCTGACCTAAACAGACCGAATGTTTCGGTAGGTAGTTCAATGATTCCATCGTCCGTTACCTTAGTGGCGATTAGTGGTTCTTTAGTTACAGTCCAATTAGTTTCTGTTGACTGTAGGGTTTCAAATACTCTTTCTTCTTTCATTTTTATTTAGTTTTAGTTGTTTTGTTTTTGTTGTTGTACCATTCTATAAAGTCAAGGACAGTGCAGAATAGATAGTCGAAATCAATCTCACTCTCTACTAAAGCCTCGTCAATTCTATCAGCATAGGTGTTATCTAAACTGTATGATTTGCATTGGTTTACTACTGGCATCAGCCAATTCCATTCTTCGTGGAATTTCATATCGTCAGGATGAAAAACATTATTT